CCCTTACTTACTGCAGTGTTTGTAGCACCAGTATTATCGTGATTGATAGGTACTTCTTTTGGTTCGTTTACATCTACTGAATAACTATTGTATCTGGCACCTGCAGCAACAACACCACCTGTACCAATCTGATAGCCATTATTCAATCTACCAACTTCAGCGATTGTAAGATTCTCACCTAAGTTTCGTCTATCAATACCTTCGTTTCTTACATTCTCAGCATTGATGTCACTAGAACCTAATGAACCTTCTAATGCAGCATTGTTGTTGTTTATCTCAACAGCTTGCACTGTATTGTTTTGTGGATAGAATGTTTGTAATTTTACACTTCCCATCTTCTTCTCCTATCTATAGAAATTGTGAGTGTACAACTGTCCACCCCACCATTGTAGTATTACTTGTTGGTCACTTTCATTCAGTCTTGCTGGTAATTTTACATACACTTCTACCCTTTGTGAACCCTTACTTATAGGTATTTGTACAGGTAGATTGACTGTAAAGAAAGGCTGACAGATTGCTGGTGATTCATACGCTATAATTCCATTTACACGCATTTGAAACTGTACACGTTTACGTGCTACTGTTGTGGTTGTAAAGTTTTTATAATGAGACCAATACATTGGCATGTATAGAGAACACTTCCACTGTACATGTAGCATTCCTTCTTCACAGTCAATAGTATCTGTTGCAATCTCATAGTATGAATCACCTTCGTTTACAGGTTGCTCACCATAGATAAGTCCTGTTATTCTGTTTCCTCTAGTGTTTTCATTGCTGAAAGGAGCACCATAGTTTGAATCTTGGAAGTTGAAAGATTCAGGTGATGTTTGGTCATCTAACAACTGAGCTTTACCAAGTGCTTGTCCTACTACAGAAAAACTTGTAATCGCATCTTCAGGTAAGTTTTCACGGTCAAAACCACCATTGACGACTGAGCTGAAGTTGGCATAGTTTGCATCAAACTGTCTACTTTCAATAATTGTACCATCTTCGATTCTGTCTTTTGTCCATCTATAACCCATTATAATTTACCTCGTATCGTTTTGGTTTGGTCTAACTGATACTCAACTGTATAACCAATAAACTCTATTCTATCGCTTGTTTCAAACTCCCATGCAAACTCAGAACAACTAAGATTGGCTACGTCAACACGAATCTGAGTCAATAGTTTATCTTGCCAGTTTACTTTACCGAATACATACCTTTCATCAGCGTATACAGGTTGGTCAGGATGGTCTGCTCTTTGCATAACAATCGTAGGTGATGTTATACCATTTGCCCATTCTCTGTCTTTGTATACTGTCACATCTAAGTTTACATCACCAGTTGTAAGAGCGTGTAAGTACAGATACTTGACATGTTTTTTCTGTGCAGGATAATTGAAGTCTATCCAACTACTTCTAAACTTTGCATCAATACCTGGTCCTTCTTCAACATTTGGTACAATGTTTGCAAATACATAACCTTGTCTACGACAACCTGTAATTACAAATAGTCCACCTTTTGCAGGCATTCCTGTTGTTTGTGCACCTGAGTAGCCTGAGTATACATTATTCTCATCGTATCCACAAACAAAGTTTCCGTCTTTATCTGTTGTTATACTTTTTACTGGAAAACCTGTACGTGTAGACCATGTAGAGTTATCTACGTGATACACTAAACCAATGTTATTGAATGTTTGTCCATCAAGTGTAAGGTAATAATGTAGTTCTCTCCACTTTTGTGAATAAGCACCTACAGCAACTGGCAATCTGTCTCTACTTGCACGGTCAAAAAACTCTTGTATTGGTAGTGAAAGCTTTGTAAGTTGTAAGTCAGCACCACCATCGAAACCACCTTTGAGTAAGTATACACCATCTTGTGATAGGAATGACATACCTAAGTTTGGTATCGGTACAATAGACTGAGGTGATAGTGTACCAACTCCTTGTATGAACGGAATAAGTTCAAATGTACCTGCACTACCACGTACTAAGTCAATAGCATTCTCTCTGAATACCAATAAAGAGTTATAGTATGGTGCTAGTCCTGTTATGTCACCACCTTCTCTTGTACCTACTTCAAAGAAGTCAAAGGCTGAGAATGTATCTGGTTGTAGTGGATTACTGAAGTATAGACGTGTAGGGTCCATTTCACCACCATCAATAAACAGACAGTTTTTGAAAGTTGCTGTAAACTTACAAGCTGGTGATGGCATAAGTACACTGTCTGTAAGTGCTGGTGCTTCTGCACCTAGTTGACTGTCTGGTGCAAAGTCTGTAATTGTATCAGAACCATTCTCATTGAGCTGAGTAAGAAAGAAGTATGTTATACCACCATTCTTTGTACGATAGATTCTTCTTGCCAATGTACCATTTGGTCCTCTTGGTATGTCTACAATAAAGCCAGTTGATGGTACACCACTTGATGAACCTCTTGTCACAGTTTGTGATGTGAACTCTATTGTATTCGAAGCTTGTGATAGTGGTGATTCAGAACCTGCTTCATTGACAAACGATACTTTGTATGAGTATGATGACACTTCTGAAGCGGTTGTTGATGTTATACCTTGATACGTTGCATCCTCAGGGTCCCAAATCTGGTTATTGATAAGTGTATTGGAAGCATCTAAGAATGTGACCGGTTGTTCATCAGGGTCTCCAACAGTTCTTACTCTTGGTGAACCAGGTAGTTGTCGCCATCCTAAGTCTGTAAGCATTTCAGATGAAGGTTTACCACCACCTTGACCTCTATACTTTACAGGACCATCAATACCATTTGAGATTACTACATAGCGACCGTATGGTTCATAACTTGTATGTGGCTGAGTTGGTGTAGGTATGTTTCTACCACTAGCAATCTGGTCAAAGTTTTCACTAGAACCATTTATTACATACAGCCTACCGTTTGTTTCAAACAGCAAACTTTGGCGTGCACCATTGTGTTGTTGAAAACAGTAAACCGAATCTACTTCTCTTTGTGCACTTCCATTGAAAGGTACCAAGTTATTGTTGTTTGAGAAGTATTTTTCAAAACCTACTGTAGTACACCATGCCTTTGTTTTAGGGTCATACGTCACATTCCGTAATTCATTGGCTGAGTCAATAGGTGCTGGTATACCAATGTGTGTACCAAGCTGAGGATTTATGTTTAGTTTACTGTTGGTCTTCATCTACTTCTTCCCATTTATAATGTGACACTTGCATCAAACCAGTCTTAGGGTCACATAAAGTCGCAAGCATTAGTACTCTATTGCCTACGTTTACAGGACATTCAAAGTAGAACTTTTTGCCTTTACCCTCTATGTTGAGTTGTGATAGTTTATCTCGCATTTCTGGCACATAAGTTTCCCATTGTTCCATTATACCTTCAATGTTTAGTTCTATAGTCTTCTCTTCTTCTGCTGTCATTATAACCTCTTCATTGTTTGTATCTTATAGTTATACACTTAGGACCCATCTGCTCCAAACACTTTATTGAGTTTCCTATAAGGTCTGATTCTCATAGGTCCTTGTTTCATGTTTCCTTTGATGTACAGTGCTGACCTTTGTGTAAGATGTCTTTCTTCTATCTTTTGTAATTCCTTATCGGCTTTACGCTGATAGATTATCGCTTTATCATCATTGTCATGTTTACTCATTGCTTCTTCCAAAGCTCTATAAACTATGTATCGATGGCAATCTATGGGACACTTTGGTTGGTCATGGTCATCTATCAACTCAGCTGGTAGTGATACATACCTAACTCTAATCGGTGTCTCTACGGTTGGTCTAGGATACAACCTGATACGCCATCTTGATGATGTTGGATGATGTAAACGTGGAATAGTTCTGAGTATGTCTATTCTGTCTACAGCAAGGTCTGATTGTGGCCAAGCAACTGAGGTAGTCGCATCATCAATGATGAAACCTGCACTTTGTCCACTACCAACGTTTGAGTAATTGTCAAACCATAAGTCACCTAAGTCTCTGTAGTATTCTTCTTCGTATAGATTTGAGTCGACACCATTGATTGATTTGAGTCGTACATACATACGTTTTTTCAAACCTTCAATACCAAGGTTCGTAGTATCTAATGTACCAAACAAAGGTCTCTTATTTGATTCTGAGATGGTAAGTTCAAAAGGGTCTGATAGTGGTCCTTCAATACCATGCCATACATAAGCCATCTTCCATTCATAAGTACCTTGTGGCCAACCAGGTGAAACAGTACTGAGTTCTACTTTGAAGTCTTTACCTGCTCTCGGTATAAAGTGTGTATAGTCCTGATAACCGTTTGGTGCTTGGTCATAAGCTACCCAATCTGTAGGTGTACCAGTCAAGTCAAAACGTAAGTCTAATTCTTCATCACGTCTACGTGTAAGATTGTAGATGTGACCTAAGGCATTGCTTCCTGCACCTGCCTCTTCGTGGTTTCTGATACCTACACTAAGTATTTGGCAACAATCTTTTGGCATAACTAGATACCTTTGTTGTGCTGTACCGGTCACTGTTCTAGCACCTGCACCACCTTTCCAATTTACTATAGGTCTGTTTCCACTAATTTTTGATACATAAGCTGATTCATTGCCAGGTGTCACATCAATTTTGTCAAGTGAATAGATACCATTATTGAGTGAGTCTTCATCAGCTTCTATCTTTAGTATACTACCTTCATGGCTCATCTGTCCACTATTGAATGTTTGTCCAATACCTGTAGTCAAGTTGACACCAGTAATTTTATTTACATTCAAACCATCAGTTGTCTTTGGTGTAATTACCAAGTCAGTCTGAGTAGTATCTGGTATAGTGTATACGTCAAGAGTTTGTTGAGTAAACGTCCAAGGCTGAGTGGTCATAAACTCTAAGTACACTTCATTGAGTATACGATTGATTTCTTTATTGTAGGCCTTTACATCTGGATTGTAGTCCAAGATGTTTGCAACCATTTCGCGCATTTCTTTCAAGTTCATAATGTTCCTCGTAGTATAAAGGGGAGGAGTTGCCCCCTCCCCCTATTTGTCAGAATCGATTGCTGAACTTAGTAGTTCTTCAATACAAAGACTCGAGCTGTTCCACCATCTGCAGTGACAGTTTCACAAGCAATAGCAACAGGTGATTTCAGATTGAAGTCACCGGAACCACCTTCGTTGATTCGTTGGTTTACAAGAATACCATTAGCTGAAAGAAACAATGCATCTCCAACGTCAACGTTTGAAGTGTTTCCATTTACCAATGCTTCTTCAACGAAACCACGAATGACAACGTCAATGTCTGTATCAGCAACAGAGTCAGCAGCAGCATCACCACCAGTATAGATACCAACTGGTATACAATCAGCACTATCAGCTTCAGCAACTACCAAGGCACGAAGTCCATTGGAAGATTGTGAAAGGTCAAGTGCAACTGTAGCGCCAGCAGTGATAACTTCTGAACAGTGAAAGCGTTCGACACATTGTCTGTTTGAATCTTGTACTGAGCTTTGTCCCAAGTCCGTAGAACTTGCGATTTCATCTGCAGCAAACAATTTTTGAATAAGTGTATTAGTAGCTCTTGATCGTGACTGGGAAAC